TGGATCACCCAAGACACGGCCTCATCATCATCGATCATCGAGATGAGATCCCATTCGTTGCGCTGGATTGCGTCCAGCCGCTCCGCATCGGCTTCGAGCTCGGCGCAGCGCTCGAGGGCGGCGATGACTGTCCTGGCTTGCTCCGGATGAAGATGCACCTCTCCGCTCAGCGAACAAGAGAGCGAGCCCAGCTCCGACTTCAGCGCTTCTGCCAGTTCCTTCGTGTTCACGTCTGATCCTCCTTGGGTAAGTGGGTTCTGCAAAGCTCTGCGCAGTAGTAGGCGACCTTCCATGGGTAATCGACGTGCCCGCAAGCGCTGAGCATGGCCTGGGCGACGCGATCGCGAGGAACGAACACGGGGGCGTGCCTCAGCACTTCCTGCCACACCGCGTGCTCCTCGGCTTCGAGCCACTGCGGATAGATGCGCTCGGGTCGCTTCTCCTGCTCGCGGCCCAGAGCGTCGAATATGGCTCGGGCGATCGGGTCTCTTGGCGGCGGAATCACGGCTCTCTCCTCCAGGCTGCGCGGAGCTCCTCCGCCGCGTCCCTGCAGTGCATCTCCAGCTCTGCGAGCTCGCTGTCCCCGAGCTCCGGCGCAAGGTTCCGCGCGTCGCGGACGAAGGCGTTATTCCGTGCGCAGTAGCGCTCGGCGAAGTAGCGCTCCGCCTCGAGTTGCTTCGGGGTCATCGGGCGCTTGAGATGGGGATTCATGCTTCGTCCTACTCGTCGAGGAGTTGGTCGATTGAGAGTGGGAGGCCGGTCACAAGCCGCGTATCTATCTCATCGCCTTCCGTGAACCACTCCTCCTCCATCGGGTCGTACTCGACTGCGCCGTCTAAATAGGCGACAAGCCGCTCCATGGCCCTCTTCTCGGCGGCGCGGAGCTCTCTCGCGAAGAGTGCCGGTCCGCATTCGCTGCAGTCCACAGCGGCGATATTGCCTGGGTGAGAGCACGCATCCTCTCCATTGGCGAGACGCGTTGCCGCCTTCTCGCGTTCGCTCTTGAGGCTCATATCGTCTCCCTGCGGGTCACTGCGGCCATCAGCGCCCGCGCTCGCTCCTCGCCGAGCGTCCTGCGCAGCGCGCGGAGCGTTCCCAGCGCCAACCAGAGCACGCCGACGCACACGCCGAGCAGGAACGCGAGTAGGTGCGTCGTCCACATCACAGTCCAAACCTCCAGACCTGCCAGGCGTAGGCCAGGGCAAGCCAGATCAGCAGAGCGGCGGAAAGGTAGGTGAGTGTTTTCATTGCAGGTCTCCTTCGCGCTCGCGTTCTATGACAGTGGTCGGATGCTGGACGATGAGCTTGAGCTCCTTGAGCGCCTCCGTGTTCCGATCGATGGCGGCCACGAGTGCGGCGGCGCAGTCGTACAGGGCGACTCTGTCGAAGATCGTTCTTTCGCTGAAGTTATCGGGATCGTTGTTGATCCGATCGGACTGATTTTGCAGCTCTTCTGCGGTCATAGGCTTGGGCGTGTTATCGGTCATTAGGGTCTCCTTCCCCTCTGATCTGGGCTGCAGACCTAGCGCCTTCTCGGATATATCTCCGAAGAGGCGCTTTGAGCTCCCATCCAGCGGGTATGCATTCCTCGACAAGTTGCTCGCATCGCTTGCGTTCCTGCTGCACGGCGCCCTCCAGTTCGATCGCGCGGCGGGCGGCGGCGATGAGGGCAAATGCGTGGTGCACTAGCGCCCCACGCAGCTCCGCAGCATCCAGATGGTTCTCTGCGAAGCTCCCCGTCAGTGCTGCCTTCGCCAACCGCTCCAGCTCATCGAGTTCGGATGGGGTGAGTGGACGTTCAGGAGCAGGCATAGGCAAGTCCGATAATCATGATGGCCAGGAAGGTCAGAATCATCGCTGTATGGATGAGGTCTGCCTTGTCCTGAGGGTCCATGTCCATTTTCACTTCTCCTCTGCGAGCGCCAGGGCGGCGCGGGCTTGCTCGATGGCAGACGATTCCCGCGAGAATGCGGGCAATTTGTCCACGAGTTCGACGCACGCCCCCAACGCCTCCACGAGAGCGCCGTGGGCGTTGACTGCGCGGACGATGAGTTCGGCATTTGCGTGGTTCTCTGCGTCTACGGCTTCCGTATCTCGGGATGAGGTATACCCAGCGCAAGCGGCCACGAGTCGCTCTCCGCTCCACACATGGCCGGCGACCTGCGTATTGCGTGGCGTCCGCGTGGTCCAGGGCAGCGGGCTGTGCTTCTCGCTACTCATCGTCGGCTCCTTTGGCGAGCGCCAGGGCGGCGCGGGCTTTGGCAAGAAGCCCCGCGTCGATTTCGTCCGGAGTGACGAAGAGTCCCTCGGACCGCTGATCTGCGACTTCGCACTCGATGAACGCGACGCAATCGCCGAGCGCCTCCACGAGAGCGTCGTGTGCGTTGTGCTCGCGGACGATCTGCTGGCGCCGACAGTCGCACTGATGCACGACGGCTTGCAGGAGATCCGGTAGGTGATCGAGCAGCTCAGCCTCCAGCTCGCGCCACCGGAAGATCGAGAAGGGCTTGGCGAGTGCAGCCTCTACGCTCATAGTGATCATCTCTCGTAACACTTCCGCGAGTCTCTCTTCTGGGGTTGGCTCGGTAATGGTCTTCTCGCTCATGCTGTCTCCCTGCGGCATCGCCGCACGTATTGAACGGTCATCCACGGGAAGCGCTGCCGAGGGCGCAGCGCTCAGTCGATCGGGTCGCTACCTCGCATGCGGTTGATCATGCGCAGTGCAGCGCGCAAAGCCTCTTCCCTCGCGCGGTACGGTCCAATGTCCTCCCATTGCCCCGTCTTCGACCACGCGATCCGCGCTTCGTGATCTGTGGAATAGTCCACCTGAATGTCGGAACTCGCGAGAACCCGAGGCTCCATGCTCACTCCCCCCTCTGCGCGCGCTCGCGCGCCTCCCAGTCCACATTCTCCGAAGCGGGAGGAATCGCCTTGCAGCTCCTCACGAGATGCCGATACATGCCCGATGCCCCGGCGCCAGACACCCACTTCCCGCACTGCAAGCAAGACACTCCGAGCGTCGCTCGCACAGGCTTCTCGCGCTTCGCCTTGCTCGCCCTCACGGCACGCGCAGGCTTCGCAGTCCGCCCCCGCTGCACACGCTTCCGCGCCGTCTTGCGCGCCGGCCGCTCGACGGGCGCAGCCGCAGGCTCAGCCGAGGGACCGAGCACCGGAACCCGCGTGCAAAGCGCGCTCTCCGGCAACGTCACGTCTCCCGAAGACGTCGAGACCCGAACTCCCGTGAGCGTGAGCCACTTGAACTCCACCCGCTCCCCAGTGCTCCGCACCCAGAGCTCGCGCCCGGGCTGGAACCGCACCGCTGCGGAACGCTCAACCGCCATCTGTACCGCCGCCATCTCAGCAGCCCTCCGCAGCGACGCTCTCAACGTGAGAGCTGCCCATGTCGAAAAGCGCGGCCATCTCATCCAGCCAGTGCTGGGCACCCGCGCGTGTTGGCCATAGAAGCGCCCGCTGCGGATCGCAGACCAGTCGATAGTGATCCGAGCCCACTTCACTCGTGAGCCAGCGTCCGTCCCGAACGATTCCCCATCGTAGTTCCATCGCTCGAACCTCCCTGCCGAGTGCGTCGCTCGGCCTTCCATTGCCACCAGCCCCCGCGGCTGGCCCGTGAGACGCCCTGAGCCTCCCCAGGACGCCCCCCGTGCCCTCCGTAGGCTCAGCGAACCTCAATTCCATGGCTCAGCACGCGACATCCCGGAGTGCGCATCTGCGCAATGGCTGCCACGTAATCCCCCTGCCGGCCGAAAGGATCGGACGGCGCCTGTAGGTCCACGTCTGGACCGAGGAGCGCGAACGGCACATGCACGCGCTCGCCTGTACGGGAGCCCTGGATGCGGCTCCAACGCTCCACAAGCCACCCGCGCCGCGTCTGCGTCACCACAAACCCTGCCCATTGCCCTCGGCTCTCGAATCGCTTCGCCATCGCTCGAACCTCCTCGCGCCCGTGCTGGCGCTCGCTCTCTCGAATGAATGCCCGGGCAAACCGAGCCGCAAAGCTCTCCATCGTCAGACGTCCCGCGGATACCGGAGCTCCCTCTGAACCGAGAGCACGCGCCACCCGTCACCATCCGGTCCGTCCAGAAACTTCTCTTCCGCATGCTCCGCGCTGTAGGCGCGCGTGCGCCAAGTGAACACCGGAGCCCCCGGCGAAGCGTCGCTGTAGCGAATCACGTACGTGCCCACGGCTACCACTCCCCGAAAGTGCAGACCGGACCGCACCCGCCCGATTGATGCTTGCGCGACGCGAAGTGTGCGTGGATCGCCCGCGAGCGCTCCGCTTCCATCTCGCGGGCCCGCGCCCCGCTCCACTGCCGAGCCGGAGCCCCAGCCAGCAACTCCTGGCACCGCGGGCAGCTCGGATCCTTCCGCCCAAACGCCATCCGGCAGTCCGCCGCGTGCCGCGTCCCCTCTCGCTTCGCCCATGCCATCTGCTCAAACCTCCCTGCGGCTGCGTCCGCCGCTCGATTCAGGTACACTATTGCGAAATACGATCCGCCACGCAAGTGCGAAAAATGAGGAGACACGTAAGTGCCCGGAATCAAAGGACGCAGCGGAAGAAAGCCGGCGCCCGCCGCCGCCAAGTCGCGACCGTTCGCGACCTACTGGCCCCCGGAGCAGCTGCGCCAGGCCCGCCGCGCAGCGGCCGCGGCCGGCGAACCGCTCGCCGCCTACATCCGGGCCGCCACCCTCCAGCGGATCGAGCGGGAGACGCAGCCTCCCGCACACCCCGCTCCCCGACCCGCAACCCCGCACGTCGGCTCCCGCGCCGCCGCTGCTCTCCGCAAGCTGGAAACCGAGTGAGCAACGCCCCCCCAGAACGCATGATCGCCGCTCACGAGCAACGAAGAGCCAAGCTCTTGGCTAAATGCGAGCAGCGACTCATTCGACAGTCCGAGCTCACAAAGGACGCCGCACGCGAGACCCGGCGCAAAGCATGCCGCCGCTGGTACCGCAAGCAGAGGGCGCGCAAGCGACGCGCCGCCATCCTGCGCGAGCAGTCGCAACAGCGCGACGCCAACCGACTCGGCAAGTGCCTCTGCGGGCGCCGCGTCTACTCGCGATGGTCCTACGACCGAACCGCGCGAGAAAGCGACATCGATGCACTCGCCGCAGCCATCGGCATCGAATACGAGGAGCCCGGCCCAGACGATTCAACCGATGAGGGCTAATCACCATGACAGAATCTGTACATGCGGATGGGCGAATTGTGTGAGGTGATAAAGCCCCAACTGCGAAACTTCCGATAAGGCGTATTCTGTTAAATAGGACGTAAGTGCTCGGAATTGCTCAGTATCCAGGAGAGGATACTTAGGACTTGAGGGTCCACTTGAGAGGTGACGCTGCATGTGCCCGGAAACGCAAGATCCGGTCGGACCGGCTGTCTCCGAGGGCCGCATCGAGGCGATGTCGAAGGCGGGGGCATGGGGGGAAGCGTCCCTTTGCCGTATCTATACAACCCCCCTAGAAAATTCCCCAAAAACGGCCCCGTAGTGGGTTACACACATGAGGTGAGAGGTGGGTCGGATGTCGGAGTGGCGTCAGGAGCGATCGCGGGAGACGGCTCGGGAGCAGGGGGACGCCGGACCTGGAGCGGGTGGACGAGCTCTGGGCGTGCACGGGGTACCGCGGGGGCATCCGCTGCGGGGGTGGGCGCTGGGCCAGGCGAGGGTCGTCCTGGCGAGGATTAAGGGTGAGCGAGCGCGGCTTCGTGCTGCGCGGGAGGGTTCAGGGTGAGTCAGTCAGTGGAGGTTCGGTCGAATCGGGAGTCGGTGGCGAAGATCCTCGCGTCGCGTCTCTCGGAAGGCTGCACGTCAGGTGAGTCGTGTGACAAGTGTCGGTCGATGATTGAGGGATCGGTGAAGGAGGCTCAGCGTCTGTTCGGGTATGCGCTGATGCAGGCGCTGGGGTTCGCGCTGGATCGGTCGGCTTCGCCTGCGGTGTTGCGGAACGCGCGCGGGGATACGGCGTCTGTGGATCTGATCGAGCGGGTGCTGGAGCAGTGAGCGGTGTCTCTCGGAGTCCTACGAGGGGGAGTCTGAGGGGGAGGATTCCGGCGTTCGCTCGCGGGCACGAAAAAAGCCCGCCGAGGGGAGGTGTGGGCTCGACCGGAGTGGCGGAATGCCCCGCGGACCGGTGTTTCGCGTGCGCTCCAGGGCTGTTCGCTGCGCCCCCGCCCCGATGGTCACGCCGGCCGTCCCTGCTGCGGGTCTGTCGTCCGACGTGCCGATCCCCGGCGCGGGCGATTCGCGACGGGATCGGGGTTTTTGTCACCGCCTTCCGCAGAGAGCCAGCCTGAGGCCAATCCGACCTGCCTTGCGTGACGGCCCTGGGGGTGCGACCCGGACCCGGACAGCCGCGGCAGGCGCGCTCCGAGCCCTGGTGCTGTTCCAGGTTCAGAGTTGTGCTGCGCTCTCCTCCTTCTGCTGGAGGTAGCGGTCGCGTCGCGCCGAGATCTGCTCTTGGCGCGCGAGGAGTTCAGTGCGCAGGGCATCGGAGAGATCGGAGACGCGGGCCGGGTGGATGGCCACGCGTCCGCTGCGTCTTCGCCGGCTCGAGAATCGGTCTTTGAAGCGCGGGTCGTTCGGCTGTTCGCGCGGGGTTTCGAGTTTCTCACCGCACATGCGGCAGTGCGTGATGCTGATCGGCGTGGAGCTCACGAGGTGCGCTCCTGGTCGCTCTCGTTCGCGAGGGCGAAGAGCCGGATGGCCTCGACCTTCCAGGCCTCGGCGTCCTCGGTCTTATGCGCCAATGCCTGCGTCAGTGCGTTCACCTGATAGCGGAGCTGGCTGTTCGCCTCCTCGAGATCGGAGCGGGACAGCTTCGGCGTTCCGTAGCGGACCCAGCGCCAGAGTCGAGAGGAGTAGCGTACGAGCCAGTGCAGGCCGAACGGGTAGCAGGCCGATCGATCGTCCCATGCTCGCCAGTAAGCGACCGCATAGCCGCGCGGGATCATCTCTCCGGGTCGCACGAGTACGGCGATGCGGTCGCTCATGCGGATCCCTCCGCGCCTTCGGGCTTCTCGAGCAGCGCCCAGATCTGATCGGGTGTGTTCGCGAGGTCGAAGAAGCAGCCGGGCGTCTCGATCGACGCGCACGGTCCATCGGCCGTGAAGTAGATCGACTGGATCTCGTCGATGCGGATGTAGATGATGCGGCCGTGCTTGGACTCGGCGACCAGCCAGGTTCGATCCTTCAGGTCGGTCGCGAGTCGCGGCGTCATCGGTCGACCTTGCAGTGCGGATACCACGCGTAGACGTCGGTGATCCCGCCCTTGCTGTCCACGTAACGTTTCGCGAGCTGTCGGTGGACGGCCGGTTCGCAAAGCAGTCGCGGACCGGGCCGATGCACGCAGGCTGCGAGTAGGATCAGCGCGAGGATCGCGTAGCGCCTCATGCCCGCGTTCATCCGTCTACCCTCGGAGCCGTCGGCGGCTCGACCACGTACTCGTCAGGATAGCGGCACGGGATGATGGCGACGATGTTGGTGGCGCCGCTGGGGTCGGTTCCGACCTGAAAAGTGACGTGCTCGAGGGTGCTCAGCAGGCGGAGCTTTCCCTCGGTGCCGCCGAACGCGCGCGCGTGATGCTCTTCGAGCATCTGCATCGCCTGGTCCCAGATGGCCCCCAGGTTCTCGGCGAGTTGCTCCGGGGTCATCCGGATCTCGCAGTTGATCGCGACGGCGAACGGCTTGTCCTTCATGGTGCCTCCAACGTAGGGGAGCCCCGGCACCGTGAGATGCCGGGGCTCCCTGCACTACGGCCCGAGTTGCGACGCCCGAGCTGGAGGTCCCGTGGTTCCCAGCAGGGCGTCGCGCTCTGAACCCTGCCCCGTGCCTCGTGCTCCGTCAAGGGCACTCCGGCGAGCGCGCTGGATCTTCTCGGCGGCCTCCCGCGCATCCCTGCGGAGTTGCTCGCGAAATCGAGCCGCCTTGGATCCTTCCAGGGGGGCGATTTTCTCGAGGTTCGCGTGGACCTGTGCTGCCGTTTGCCGCCCAATCGCGTCCCGGAGGCTCATCGGGTGGCCTTCAGGGCGGCGATCTGCTGGCGCCGGAGGAGCTCGCAGAGGCTCGCGAAGCGGTCGGGCCCGGCCTCGATCCCCTGCTCGTCGAGCCAGGCGCGCGCCACGCGCTGACGCTGGGCGGCGAGTTGGGGCTTGCTGGCGATTTCGTCTGGGGGTAGGTTGTGCGTTGGGTTTGCCATACCCTGCAGCTTCGCCCGTCGGGTCCTTCAAGTCAAGGAATCCACCCGGCGGGCGGGTTGCACAGCTGAGGAGCCAGAGCCATGGGCGAAGAGACCCCCGAGAAAGCCGTCGCGCCGGAGACCGCCCTCGCGCCGAAGCCCTACGACCTGCCGCCAGCAGGCACGAGCGACAAGGCGCGCCTCGCACGGTGTGAAGCGGCCCTGCACGCCATCGTCAACGGAAACGCCGGACCGACGGGACCGAAGGGACTCGCCCGACAGGCACTCGGTCTCTAAGCCCTCTCGGGCGCCGCGGCCTCGGCGCCGCCGCGTCTCCCGAGTTGCGACCCGGCGCCGGACGCAACTTGAGGTGACGCCGTGACACTCGCTCCGCGCAACTTTCTCACGCCGTCCGGCGGCCAGCAGTTCCTAGATCCGCCGGGTGCTGTCGTCGGGGCCACGGTCGGCACTGTGACCACGGCATGGCGTCCGATCCCGCCGTGGGTGGACCCGGCGTTCACCGTCAACGCTACGCTGAATAGCGGCACGGGCGGCCTGATCTACACGATCGAGGACAGCCCGGACCAGTCCATCGCGGCCGTAGTCGCCACGGTCACGCTCGCGGCGACGGGCGTGTACGTCGTGGTCGCGAACCGGGCGCTGAGCGCCTACTACCGGGTCAAGTACCAGGTGCTGACCGACGGTAACTGGAGTTTCTCGTCCTACGAGGCTGGGAAGCGGAGGGTGGCGTAATGCGTGGCTGGAAAATCCTCGGCATTGCGCTGAGCTCCCTGGCAGCCGGAGTTGCGCTCGCGCAGCAGCTGCCGTCGCTGGAGTGGGGGCGAGTCACGCTTGTCGGATCCGACGGCGCGACGCAAGCCGGAACCTCCTCCAACCCGCTCACGACCACGGGCGGAATACAGTACGCCGAGGACACCGTCGCGGCAGGCGGAGACCTTGTCACGCTCGCGGGCACCTACCGATTCGACACGCCCTTGGCCAGCGCCGGGAATCTGGACCGCACCGTCCTCATCACCGGGCCGAGCGGCCAGCTCTGGACGGGCCTCATCAACGGCACGACAGCAGTCGGCACCTCGAACCCGCTCCCGGTTCAAGAGCAGACCGCGACCGGGATCACGCTCTCGAATGTCTCGGTCGCTGCGTCGAGCTTCACCATCGCCGCAGCGAACTCGGCTCGGCTCTCTCTGGAGTGCTGCAACACGGGACTTGCGACGATCAACGTGAGCAAGGGCACGACGCCTGCGGTTCTGGATCAGACTTCGACGGTGATTTTACCGGGCGCGTGCTGGCGGGATGAGCCTCCGGTCTACACAGGCGCCGTTTACGGAATCGGCGACCAGGCGGACGGCGCCCTTTATTGCGAGCAGAAGACGCGATGACGAGGATAGCTTCTCGCCTCGAGCGCCTCGCACAGTGGGCCGCGATCCTCGGCGTGATTGCGCTTGCGTTCTGGGCGGGCGTCGTGCAGTGGGTTTGCACCTAGGGGAGGGGGGACGTCATGCCGAGAATTGGCAGCGCTGAGGAGGTGCTCAAGCAGGTAGAGCCGCGTCGTCAATCCGAGTCCGAGCAGCGTCGTCGCCGAGCCATTGCCGATCTCGTAGGCGGGAACACGGCTGTGCGCTATCCGGACCGCGACGAGCGCTTCCTGTTCGATTCGATCGCGGACGCGGACCGCGAGATCGGCCTCCGCGAGGCTCGGAAACTGGACCGGATCCTCGCAGAGGCGGCCGCCAAGGATCGCGAGCAGCCGTGAGCGTCCAGAGCTCGCCGGCGCGCGGGCGGCCCGTGAAGATGACCAGGGGCCCCCACCGGACCCGCAACGTGGTGTGCCCCGGCTCTGGCTGCGCCGCGGCGCGAGCGGCCGGACGCGCGATGGTGGGAGTGGCGATCGTGCCCAAGCTGCAGCGCGGCGTGGCGAAATGCCCCGACTGCGGGGCCACCCTCTCGATCAAGTGAGGCGGCAATGCCCTGGACTCAGGAAACCGGAATGCGATCGCCCTGGACGGAAGGGCAGGACGTGCGGCTCGCGCGCGGGCACACGATCCTCGCCTTCGACGTGGCGAAGATCTCGCAGCTCGACCAGCCCATCAGTGAGCTGACGGGCGGCTCGAGGAGCTCGTGGTCGCCGCCCGAGGATGCGGCCGACCGCACGTGGACGACCGAGGTGGCCCCGTGACGCGCTGGGCGCTCCTCTGGGCGCTCCTCTGGTCCTTCGCCCTGCCTGCGGGCGCCCAGACGGACATCGGAGACTTCACCGACCTAGACCCGGTCATCGAGACCGCGAACCTGGCCGACCAGTGGCCCTCGCTGATCCGGGCCGTCCAGGGCCTGGGGGCGATGTTCTCGGCGAAGTACGCGACGGGCACCGAGCCGTCCGACGCGCTCCACGGCCTGATCCTGGCGGACGAGGCCGGGGTTCTGGCGAAGGCCTGGCGGATCCGGGTCGACACGAACGAGGACGTGCTTTTCGAGCGCAACACCGGGACCGACGCGACGCCGATCTGGACGACGAAGCTCACGATCGACACCTCGCTGGGGATCGGGACCTTCGCCCCGCTCGTACACCAGCACAACGCGACGGACGTGAACGCCGGCACGCTCGCGGACGCCCGGATTTCCCAGAGCTCGGTGGACCAGTACGGGGTCTCGACCCCGACGGCAAACCGGCTGGTCAAGGGCAAGTCCGGGAGCTCCGAGATCGACGAGGGCTGGATCTCCGAGTTGGGAGTCACTCAGCACGAGGCGGCGCTGTCGATCGCGGGCAGCCAGCTCACCGGCGTTCTTGGGAAGGCGACGATCTGGATTCCCGCGTCCGCGATGCGCCCAACGACCACGGGTGGGTGCGCGCCGCTTACTCAAGTCGAATTGGCCGCCGGGAAGCCGGAGCTTCTCGTCATCGACTGCGACGGGACGACCGATGAATCGGTCACGTTCTTTGTCGCGATGCCGCATTCTTGGAACAAGGGGAACATCAGCTTCAAGTTCTTCTACACCGTAAACGCAGCAGTCAATACTACGGTGCAGTTTTCCCTGGTTCCACTTGCACTGGCGGATGACGACGCGATCGGCGTCACGACATTCTCCGGAGGCGCTGCGGTATCCGACACCTTCAAGAACACCGCCAATGACCTTGCCGTGTCGCCAGAGAGCGGGGGGTTCGCAGTCGCTGGATCGCCAGGAGACGACGAGCTCACGTGGTTCTTACTGCAGCGCAATCCGTCCGTTGACACGACGACTCAGGACGCCCGCCTGCTGGGCATCACGCTGCTCTACACGCGAGACGCACACAATGACAATTAGGCGATCGCTCTCGCTTCTCTGCCTGATTCCGGCCCTTCTCGCGCAGCTCTCCGTCACGGAGATGATCGGGTTTGGTGCTGAAGGATCGCCCATCGTTCGGATCGCGATCGGTTCCTCGACGAACGGATACGTCATATGTTCCGCCATTCAAGCGATAGGGATCGATCCCGCAACATCCGTTGCCGGATCAGCGGTGTTCACGCTTGCGAACGGCGTCATCATCGGCAGCACGAGCACGAGCACTCCGGCGCTTGAGACCGGAGACTGTGGATCGTCGTGGAAGAGTGCGAATTGGGAACTCCGGATCGTGGTGGCCGGCACCGACTCTGCCCGCATACAGGGGAGGGGCGGGAATGCAGGAGCAGGAAGAGATCGCGCGATCAGTGATTGCGGTGTCTCATCAACTACGGCGGGAGGTGGAGGAGGAGGCGCAGGATCCAACGCAGGAAGTGGTGCGAGCTTGGGTGGATCCGATGGCACGGCAACGTCTGGCGGGGCGGGCGGAACAAGCAATCCAGTGGGCACGATCGACTGTTCTGCTGCTCAGAATGGCCAGGACGGCGGTGACGCAATCGAAGCGACGGACGGGGCTCCAAATCTGATACTGGCTCCGGAGTCAGGTGCCACTCTAGAAGTTTGGGGCGGCGGGGGCGGCGGGGGCGGAAACAATGATGCCTCGCCATTCACGGGCGGTGCCGGTGGTTCACCAGGCATGCCTGGTGGAGCGACTCCTGGTGGAGGTACTAGCCCAGGAGACAATGGCCTTGCGTATTTCGAACCAGGCTCAGCCAGCGTAATCGAGGCCGGTCCGGGTACGATCGACGATCTGGGGACATAATGGCAGGGCGACTTTCTGCGCGACACGCACTCACGAAGAAGGAGATCGAGTTCTGCAAGGTCTTCAAGGCCGGACAGGGCAGAGAAGTGAACGCGCAGAAGCGAGAGGCGTACCGCAAGGCGTACTGCCACAGGCGCGGGGATGGGGCATGGATCTCCTTCGACTTCGACCACGAGCTTCTCACGAAAGAGAAGATCACGCAGCTCATGGCCAAGGCGGAGTCCGTTAGCGGACAAGAGATGCTGGCCCGAGCGGAAGCTATTCTCGAAGACTACTCCGTTCAGCAGTACATCAAGGAGCTGAGCGAGTCATCGGTCTCTCTGGCAGAGGGCGCGCTCCGCGAGAACGTGCTCTTCGGGGACGAGAAGGAAGCGCGCTCCAGCGCGGACAAGATCCTCGGTCGCGAGGAGAAGGCGAGTCGCATCGAAGATATCGCCGAGCTTGCGCGTGTATTCGACGACGCTGGATTCGAGATCGTGGTGGACCTTCCTCAGGAGGTGCGAGCCGATGTGGTGTGCGACGACTGCGGGGCAGTGAAGCACGTCTCCCTGCCGGTTGAGGCGGTCGGGAAGTTCGTGTCTCCGTTCAAGCAGGAGGCCGACTGATGGAGCTCGTGCGCGGAGGTCGCAGCCTGAGAATCACATTCAGCGACATCGCCGAGCGTCGCGCCTACCTGCGCATCCCTCCCGCGTCCCGTGTGAAGCTCGCGAAGATGGCGGGCGCGCCCTGGAACACGCAGGACCCCGATGCCGAGCTCTCGGACGAGCAGAAGGAGTTCCTCATGCGCCCCGAGCGCACGGTCTGTCTCGAGGCCGGGACCGGCGGCGGGAAGTCGATGATGTGCGGAATCCGGGCCGGGTGCGCACTCCTGTTGCCCTTCAATCAGGTCGGCATCCTCGGCGACCGCTACGACCACGCAGCGAAGGAGTTTCGCTACGCGTATCTGTTCATCCGCGAGCTGTTCAAGGGACACCTCGGACTATTCCCTCGCCTGCAGTACGTGTCTCAGCCGGGCCGGCATGAATACCACATCACGACGCTCTGGAACTCGTGGATGCTCGGCTGTTCGATGGACTCGCAGGAAGGCGCAGCGGTCTTGGGCGAGACGCTCAACATGGCGATTCTGTGCGAGGGTTCTCAGATTTCGACTCGAGTCCTGAATCGTCGCATCCTTCGCGCCACGGACCGCGCGATCGTTCGGCGGCGCGGATTCAAGCACGTGCGAGAGACGGGTTACCTGCTCGCCTTCACGACGCCGGATCAGCTCGAGGGTGCCGCGGCCGAAATGATCGAGCAGCGGGTGAAGCTCACGAAGGGGAAGCTCGAGAAGCTCCAGTACGGTCGCGTGCGCTGGGAGGACAGCTTTTACGCGAAGCGCGGCGTTCCGTCGACGATGAATCCGTCTTTCTCCCCATCGGTGCTCGAGGGTCGCCGGCTGACGATGAGCGAGTGGGAGTTCCAGGAGGTCTACGGGGGCGTCGCGTCGCCGGCATCAGGTCGCGTCTACTCGCACTTCTCGATGACGAAGCACGTCTTCAGGGACTATCCAGAGACCGAGAAGCTGAGAGAGATGCGTTTCGGGCTCGGGATCGATACCGGGGAGACGTTTGCTGCGGTTCTGGTCGGTCTCGATCCGAAAATGGTCGCGTGGGTCATGGGCGAGCACTACGGTCGAAAGACCTCGACAGAGGAAGACGCCGCAGGGATCACGGTGCTTCTGCAGGGATTCTTCGAGCGACTCGGGTACACGAAGATGGAGACAATCTGGGACCGACTTGATTTGTGCGTGGTCGACCCTAGCTCTCCGTTCAAGATCGATCTGATGGAGCAGCTCCCGGGCATGGACCTATCGACTCCGTTCTGGGACATGGGCGGGTTCGATCAGTTGCCGACGGTTCTCCACATGAACGCGCTGATGCAGAACGATCAGATCATGGTCCACGAGGACTGTACCGAGCTCCTAGAGGAGCGGCGCAAGTGGATCTGGAAGTCTCAGCGCTCGCAAGCGCGCAAGGGCCACTTCTTCGAACGCGCGCCGATCAAGGAACACGACCACGGGTCGGACGCGGAGCGCTACATCGTGCTCTCGCTGAGGACCTACGGTCCGCTCGGGGCTGATGCTCCTCCGCCAGACGCGAACCGAGGAGGGCGTATGCGAGTAGGGGACGACCTGCTCGAGCTGATGGAGCGCGCGTCGGAAGGTGAGGTGATATGGGCTGGATGAGCCGCAGGGAAAACGCCGGCCTGGCGGTGCTGCGCGAGGTTCTGTCAGAGGCTCGCCGGGAGAACGTCGAGCAGCGCCGCGAGCTGCGCGCGCTCGAGCGCGAGGTAGCGAGAATCGGGGGAGCCCTGGAGCAGCTCAACTCGGAGCTCGCTCGCATGCGAGCAGGAGAGATGACGGGACTCCTCGCCTCCCCTCCGAGAGATCCGAAAGAAGAGGAAGACTCAGATCGCGAGGCCCAGGCGCTGCAGAGGCGCTTCCAGGATCGATTCGGGGATGGACTCAGTACAGAAGACATGGCGCGCCTGGTGGACGAGTATGAGCAAAGTATCGGGATTGGCGTAGATGACGCAGATGGCTGAGTACCAGCGCAAGAAGCCGTCCGTCGACAGCTCTGAGGCGATCCGGCGCCTGCGTCACGACGTAAAGGAAGAGAGAGAGGCACTCGAGGCGTGCGTGGTGAAGCACCTGAAGGCAGCCGAACTCTCGTCCCGCATCCGAGCGCTGCAGATCTTCGACAACGCCGCGATGCTGTGCGGGAATCACGACATCCGGTTTCGGTATCAGAACGGAGGGCGAGGCTTCTTCGCATTCCAGCACGGCGTTCACGATAAGTCACCGGAGGATCGCTACCTCCCGAAGACCTACGACAACAAACTGATCGGACCCACTGAGAAGCTGATCGCGCTCTTCTGCAAGGGGAAGCCGGAGCCTCGCATCGAGCCGAACTCCGAGCAAGTAGATGACCGGCAGGCAGCGGCGATCGGGGAGATCGTTGCGAAGCTTCACTTCGAGCGCCCGATCAAGCTCCCTTCACTGCGCCGAAGGATCGCTGCGACAGGGGCGCTCTGCGGAACGGCGATCGTCGAGACCGAGTACGGTCGCACGGATATCCCCGTGATCGTCCCGAAGACGAAGATGCGCGAGGTACCGGCATCGGAGCGCAAGCTATTCTTGCGCGATAGAGGCCTGCCGGATGATGCCACGGAAGAGGCGGTAGAGGAAGTCGCGGACGGCGAAACGGTCGAGATGAAGCCGGGGATCCGCGCGCACGTGTGGACCCCACTGCACTTCACGCCGAGCCCTGGAGCGGCGTCCGAGGATGACCTGATCTGGGGCGCACGGACGACGTTCGAGGACATGGATTCGATCTGGGACGTCTTCGAGCCGCAGAAGGGCGAGGGGGTCTATCTCGACGCTCTCGCCAAGGCCGAGCCCAGCGACGGAGTGCAGAGCCCGATCTACTGGTGGTATCGCGTTCAGGACATCCTGGACGCCCCGCACAATCAGTGGGACGCGCTGGCGCCGAGTACCTGGAACCTCGGAACGCCGATGGCGGAGAATCACACGACCCACGTAGTCCTCGACGTGAAGCCGAACGTCCACTTTCCTCGGGGCCGGACTCTGTTCGTCGTGGGCGGAAAGCTCGTGGCATGCTTCGACGAGGGCCGCGCCTATCGTCCCGGGTACGAAGAGGTGCGCTGGAACGAGTGGGGGTTCTGGCGCTGGTTCCGCCTGGAGGGACGCTTCTGGGGAATCGCCCCGCTGAGCCTGGCTACGCCGATGCAGCGAAAGATCGACACGATCGACGCGGCAATCAAGGCGAACCGCGACTTCATGGCATTCGGTCAGTGGATGGTCCCGAGGCACGCCAATCTACAGAGAGGATTCTACTCGGGACTGCCCGGCGACTCGTGGAAGTTCAGGGACATCCCGGGTCACAGGCCTCCGGAGCGCGTGCGCAACGAGCCTCTTCCGCAGGAGCTGATTCAGGAGCGGGAATGGTTGACGGTCTCGATTCAGGACATCTTCGCTTCGACGCTGCGGAGCCAGGCGGTCTCTCCAAGCGCAGCGCGCGCCGGGGACATCATAGAGCTGCTCCAGAGCGAGAGGCTTGAGGGCAAAGAGCCGGCAGTTCAGGAGTTCGAAGGCGTCATCGAGACGATGGCGCAGAACGTCCTGATCGACATCCAATTCGGGCTCGCCGAGCAGCAGGACCCGGAGCTGACTCGTCGGATCCTGTCTGCGGCTCGCGACCACTCGGACATCGCGGTCACTACCTTCGTCGGAACGATGTTGCGTGACAACGTGCACGTCAAGATCGACATCGCTTCCGAGATTCTGGAGAGCAAGGAAGCGGTCGCGCAGAAGGCGCAGGCGCTCCTGCAGTATGCAGGAGAGATGCTCAGCCCGGAGCAAAGGCTCGGCGTCTTCGAGGCGATGGGCATGGGTCGGTGGATGAAGACGGTCGAGTCCGCGGCGATCCGCAGGACGAAGTGGATCATCTCCCAGGTGGTGGCGGGCGACCTCGAGGCCGCGCGGGTGAACCCGCGGATCGACGTCCCGACCCTGATGCTGCCCGAGCTGCAGACGTTTCTGTTGAGCGAGCGATTCCTAGGGATCGACCCGCGGGCACAGGCAACGCTGGAGCAGCTCTTCGACCAGGTGTTTGCGCTCGTCCAGCAGGAGATGCGGGCGCGAATGGAGGCGCAGAAGCGGGCCGCGGCGGCAGAGGGCAGTCAGGCGGCCTAGGAGGCGAGGATGGCGCTGTTCGAAAAGCAGGACGAAAGGGCTGAGGTCGATCCCCCCGAGAAGCCGAACGGGGAGGCGGAGGGAAAGGTCGCGCCGGAGGGCAACGACCCCGGCGATCCGAAACCGGACGATGGCGAGGACGACGAGGGCAAGCAGCCGTCGCTGTTCGCGAAGCCGCGCAAAGGTGAGGGGAAACCCCTTGACGAACGTAACTTCATCAATCACCCTCGATGGCAGGAGATGGTCGGCCAGCGGAAGGAGGCCATCTCGCGGGCGGAGACGGCAGAGCGCGCGCGCGATGAGGCGCAGCCCTTCCGGGACGCGATCCTCACGCACTACGGGAAGATCGAGAACCCCGTCGAAGCGCTCAACCGCGATGTCCGGATCCTCGAGGCCTGGGAGCAGCTCGCCGCGTCTGACCCGATGGTTCGCGCGGCCGGGGACAAGGTGATGGCGCTGGTGAGCCAGATGGAGGGCGGAGGCGGGGGGCCGACGAGTCGATCGGCGCAGGCCAAGTCCGCGCCCGCAGCCGCCCCTGCCGAGGCCGCCGAGTCCAAGGGGCCCGATCCTTACGTCGTCCGGATCCTGGAGCGCGACGCGCGCAGCACCATCGAGTCGATCGCCCAGGAGAGCGGCTTCCTGAAAAAGTGGCAGACGCGCCTCGCCGAGGACCTCCTGCGCGAGATCCGGCACGAGGGCGGCGATGCGCTCGCCAAGTTCGACCGAGAGGACGGAGAACGCCGGGCTCGCGCGTGGATCCAGCGCGGGAGCTACGAGGAGGCCGAGCTCACCGGGCGCCAGGTACGCGGTGGGCGCGCGCGCGCGACGCTGGGCTCGAACGGGGCACCGGCCGGCGGATCGTCCGCCGAAGCGCAGGAGGGCCGGGAGCGGCCGAGGGGCGTGAAGGCGGTGAAGAACTTGCGGGAGTGGGAAGAGCGGCACCAGGGACTCGTCTCTGGCATTGGCCGCTCCGTCGGCTCCTGACGCTCGCGGGGAGCGCATCCCCGCGCACTGCGCCGGATCAGGGCGGACCTGATCGACTTCGCAAACCCGGGGCGGATCCGGGGGCCAGGGGGAACTTGCGTCCGGGGAAGGCCCTCGAGACGGAGCGACCCGTGATGCGGAGTTTGCACCATGCCTGCAGTGCTCGAGCTCACCGATGAGCTGGGGAAGCGTGTCTACGCGCCCTGGGAGATCGACGAGCTCCACAACGTCACGACGCCCGGGCTGAATGTGCTCGCGGCCAAGGGCTCGGCCCGCCTCGGCGGCACCGGGTTCTACGGCGCGGCGAACACCCAGGGGAACCACGGCTACGGCCACATCCGACCCGGGGACCCGATCCCTCAGAGCCGGCAGACGCGCGACCGCCAGTGGGTCGCTCGGCCCCAGGTGCTCGCCGGTTCCTTCCAGCTCGACGGTCTGGCGATGGCCATCGGATCAGGCGACCCGATGACTTTCGCCAACATCTACGACCACAACGTCTCGTCGCTGCTCAAGCAGATGATGAGGTTCAAGAACCAGATCCTGTACAAGGACGGTTCGGGCCTCATGGCAACGTTCGTGACGCCGGTGGACGACTCGGTCGGTCCGCACGTAATGGACGACGTCAGCGGATTCGTCGAGGGCCAGGTCGTCGACGTGATGGACGCGACCGCGACGACGCGGCACGTCTCCGACGCGAAGGTGGTCGCGGTCGACTGGCCGACGAACAGCCTGACCTTCGACAAGCCGATCCCGGCTGCAGTCGATGCGGGCGACCGGCTCTTCATCGCCGACTCGCAGGCGGCCTCCGGGGCGATCCTTCCGAAGGATCCGATCGGTCTCGCGGGATCGATCCTTTCGACCGGCGAATACCTCGGGATCAACCGGGACGAAGAGGCGAACTGGCGCGCGATCAACTACAGCGTCGGAAAGTTCCTGGACGAGGACGTCATCATGCGGATCCGGACTCGGATCCACGTGGAGACGGGTATCTCTCTGCAGGAGATGGGCGGAGAGTTCGTGATCGCGCTACATCCGATGCAGCTCGACGTCCTCTTCCGACTGGCGATCCCGCGGATCCAGTACGCAGCCGGCGGCGGCTTCGAGCTGGGCCATGACGGGTCTTTCACGTTCGGTGGGATGAAATTCCTGACGGACTACAACTGCCCGCCCAGCGTGGCGTATGTGGGCGACTGGATGTACCACCAGACGCTCTACACGCCGGGCGGCGAGCTCCACATCGACACGGAGTACAACGGCGCCGCCCTCAAGTGGGTGGATGGGTACGACCAGGGGATCGTGGTGGCGAAGAGCTACTACACCTTCGTCAATCGGAAGCCGGTGTGTTTCGCGCGCCTCTACAACCTCACCGAGGTTGCCCGGTAATGGCCGTCCTTTCTCACGCCGCGGTGACGGAACGTCTGCAGATCGGCAACTACGCCGTGCAGACGTTCCGCGCCACGGCGGGAGCGGCGGCCGCCGATGAGTGGATCGCCACGGGGTTTACGACCATCGTGGCGGTCCTCGGGTATGCCGTTCTCGGCGCGACCGACAAGGGCATGAACTTTCAACCAAACGCGCGCGGAACGGGAGTCACCGAGGGCACGAATCCTGGAGACCTCGGCTGCGAGCAGGTGACCGGGAGCGCGGAATTTCAGGTCACCGTATTGGGGAGGCCGTAAATCATGGCTGCGAAGACTCCGGTCTCGTATGGGACCGCGGGATGGGTGGACCCGATCCTTGGGGCCTACGTGGGTCCGATTGCTACGAGCGAGGACTACCTAACGGACGGGACCTACGACCCATTTGCGCGGTCGAAGTACACCCAGCGTGAGGTGTTTTTCTCGGACATCGACGATGGCGACACGTGGGCCAGCGGGCTCCCGATCGTCAAGTGCTACTGGTGCGGAGACGAGGGCGTCGCCGATGCGTGCCAGGCGAGCGCGGATGCGAACGGACTGGTGACGTTCGAGACCGTATCGACCTCGAACATCTCCGGATTCCTCCTGATGTTGCTGGACGACCCGGACGGTCGCTACGGAAAGCGGATCGCGTGAGCCGCACTCCGCTCCACGATGAGCTCGATGGGCCGGCTCTGGATCCTGGGGTCCAGAGCCGGCTTCATCGGCTCGATCCGAACCTGCGGATCACGTGGTCGCGGTGGCAGGTGGACGGAAGAACGAGCCTACCGATCGTCACGCGACGCGGAGAGCGCATCTATGCTCCGGCGTTCACGCTCTGGCTCTGGTCTCCATCCGAGAGGCGCTGGTTCTGGGTTCAGGAGTACGCGATGCGCAGGCGCGTCGTGAGCGGCTTGATGACCGCCGACGGAATGCCGGCGACGCGGATGGAGGACATTCCGATCGGTCAGGTCTTCGGTCATGTCCAGGTCGCGGATCTTGAGGGAGCTCCGTCGCGGAAAGGATCCCCCGGTGCTCTGGCGAGGAAGCGGCTCGACGAGCTGGCGGCGCGCAAGATTCAGAAGGAACGGGAGCACAAGCAGCGCCGGAAGGAGCTGCTCAAGGCGAACCGGAAGCGGATCGGCGCGCTCGTGTTCGATGGGAAGTCCGGGAAGCGGCAGGCCAAGATCGTCAGTTTCGCGGGCCAAGTCAATCACTCGACTCCGGGCCAGATCCTTGAGGACGCACGCAAGGATGGATGGGAGGGCGTATGAGTCTGAGAGGGATTCGAGAGAAGGTATTCGTGGTGATGAACCCGTTCCCGAAGCCGCCAGATGGCGTGGTCTGGTCAGAGCGCTTTTTCGCGGAGCTGGGGCCGCGAACCGAACGCGGAGATCGACAGCCGATCCGTGGCGTGAGCATGGCGCGAGAGTTCTCGATGCTCGCCTGCACTTGGCGCTACTCGGGAGGTACGGACGTCGAGCAAATCCATCTGGCAGAGGGCGAGCACTTCGAGCTCAGGGAGCGAGAGGCGCGTAGCTTCTTGCGAGATCTGGGTCCGCTCGGTTACTGCATGCTCGAAAAGAGCGACGAGTCCTACGTCCAGTCGGAACTCCAGAAGGCGGTGAGTCGATCCATCGACTACTACTTGAACCAGAAGAGAGGCATGGACAAGGTCTACGACCTTCAGGGAGTCCAGGGGGACAACGACACCCAGCTCTCTCGCCAGAGATCCGTGCATTGGATCTACTACGTCAACGAAGCCGTGGGTCAGATGCTCACTGAGTACCGAGACGACGGCATGAGCGAGGATTTCGGGTCGCGCTGGTTCGCCGCACTGCCAGAGGACTTCCGGTCTCGCTGGCTCGGTAGCAGGGTTCGCTCACGAGCGCGGAAGTCTGCCGCGGCCTAACGGAGGTGGGCCGTGCCCAGGGTACGACGGCAATGGTCCGACTTCGAGGCCCAGATCCGGAGGTGGATGCGCGAGGAGGATGAGGCGAACTCCGATGTGACGGAGAACGACCTACTCGACTGCTGGAACGCCTCCTTGGATCTGCGCGCGGGTCAGATGGACGAGTCGCAGGAGGGCTGGAACACCGACAGCTTCTCCGTCGACATTGCGAAAGACCTGCGTCTCTACACGAAGCCGGAGGGCGCCGAGCGCATCCGGCGTGTCTCGATGCTGAGCGACGACGGGACTCGGCTGATCCCACTGGTCCGAGACAACCGGATCGGCCTGTCTGTGGCTCTCCTCTCGACGAACACGGTCGGGAATGACGGAGTGATCCCTCGCTGGCGGCCTCGCGGCGAGTTCATCCTGATCGAACCGCCCTTTACCGCGGCGAAGACTGCTGGTCTCGTGGTCGAAGCGGACAGCGCGCCGATCTACTTCTCCGGGAACGACGCCGACAAGCTCGACCTTCGCTTTCCGGTTCGACTGGAGACTCTGCTGATCTACGACACGGTGGCCCTGCTGCTGGGAATCGAAGACCAGATGGGGAACACGGTAAGCGAGGACCCGCGAGAGCTTTCTCGGTTCCAGCTAGTCCATCGCAAGTACGAGCTCTGGTGGGAGGGCTACATCTCCGACCTGAGTTCCGACCCTGTCTTCGCGCGACCTGCGCCGTGGGCTGACTGATGCGCAACAAACGCCGATTAGCCTCACACAAGCTATCGCTCTCTTCCGGGCTTCGGACGAACTTCCGGCCCGAGGAGGATGCTGGAGTCGCATGGCTGTCGTCTCAGAACATGGACGGATTCGACGAGTTCCGATCCGTCGGGAAGATCCCTGGATCCGAGCGGGTATCGGATTCTCACGGCGCTGCGGTCAAGAGCCTCCACTATTTCGAGTATACCTCTCTAGAGGGAGCTCGAACGCGAGAGGCCTTATCTATATCAGACGGCAAGCTATTCAGAATCAACGCCGATAAGTCTTTGACGGAGCTTTACAGCGGCCTGGTGAGCGAGCCGATGTCTGCTTTGACTGTCGGCAACGAAATCCATCTGACGTCCGAAAACCAGAGGTCACTCCCTACGGGAGGCGTCCAGTGGGACGGATACGAAGCGCGGAATTGGGGCCTGATCGCACCTGGAGCTACGCCTACGGTGCATCTTGCACTGGACGATGACACGGGCTTCACATCGAATGCAGACACGGTTCACAGTGTCGACAGCTCCGTCAAGAGAGATGCAACCGCTAGCATCCGCGTAGACAAGACCGGAACGACTGTCGTGGATGGATCCATCGGTATCGGAAGTTTGAGCCTGGATTTGACTGTAGGCGGAGACCTTCTTTATATCTGGCTGTTCGTACCTGCGGGTGCCATGCAGGTCATGCAGACCAGTCCGGCTGTCCAGGTCCGATACGGAGATGCTGCGCTCGCAAACACCGACGACATCAATTTTGACGTCGGCGTTCTGAGGCGCGGGTGGAATCTTCTAGCGTGGGACAAAACCGCACCGACAGGCACGACTGGATCGGGAGCCACGCTGAGCTCGATCTCGAAAGTGGCTCTTACCTTCTATCTCAACGGAACAGGTCAGACTCAGTCCGGCTTCCGATGGGACATATTCTACGGCACCGACGAAGGGTCTCCTACTGCAGCGGTCGGAGCCTCCGGGACCATTTCTGCAGCAGTTCGGTATCGAGTGACTTTCGTCGATGACCGCGGCTTCGAAAGTAACGCAGGATCCGCGAGCAACTCCGTGAGCCCGTCCTCTCAGCAGGTGAGCCTGACGTCGATCCCGATTTCTGCGGACAGCTCCGTGATCGCTCGTCGCATTTACCGCGACAAGAACGGAGACGGAATCTACTTGTTCGTCGATCAGATCGACGACAACGCAACGACTGCATACGCAGACAATACTTCCGACTCTTCTCTTGGAATAAGCCAGCCTCCACTTGCCGGTGATGCGGACTTCGACAACTCTCCACCCGAGAGATTCCGCGACATCGCGCTGCATGAGAATCGCGTGATCGGGATCATCGCCGAGGATCCTAGCGTGATTGCGTTATCAAACGTGAACGGCCACGACGGTTTCCCGATCGTAGATCAACTACTCTTCGAGGATGAGCTGATTGCGTTCGAGAAGCATGCTCTCGGTACGCTGATATACGCGACCGACAAGATCCTTCTTCTGACGGGGCTGGGCACTTTGTCCGACCCGGCCGAGGCGATCGAGACTACGAACCAGAGTGGGACGAACGGCACTCGCTCAGTGGCGCGAACAAAGGGGCTCAACGTCACAGTTCGCGAGGTTGAAGTCTTCCTGGTCTCCGATCCATTCGACCCGTGGCAGTTGAACTTCCCGGTGCTCGATCAGTTCCGGGAGCTTGACGTCACTGCCTTGAGCGACATGCACATCCTGCACGACCGATCACGGTTCAGCGTTCACTTCATCGGGAAGACGGGCGCGACCTACGACACCTGGCTGAAGTACCAGTACGGCACTGCGGGCCAGTTCGAGGTCACGGGCGACGGCCCCGGCGTGGATCCGCAGGATCTGCGACAGGGCGCCTGGCGCACGATCTCGCTCCCGGCTTCGGTGGACCCGCAGTGTTCGGAGATGATCGAGCGTAGCCCGGACCGGGAGGAGCTCTGGATCGGCGGCGGCGATGGCTACGTGTACCACCTCTTCGACGATCCGGACGATGGAGCCGACTGGGCGGAGCAGCTCTCGAGCTCTCCGGTATCGGCCGAGGTGGAGTGGCAGGCGGTGCCTCTGGGCGTGACGGCGCACGCGCGAGGGCGGCCGCGCTACTTTGCGGTGGACGGGGTGTTTCCGGCGCAGTCGACCTGGACGGTGACGTTGACGCTGCTCGAGTCGCCAGAAGGTCCGGTGTACAAAACGGTCGTGTTCACGATGGTGCTGGGGCCCGGTGAGAGCTCTCCGATCCAGTCGATTCCCCGGAGCCTCGTGGGGATGCACGCGGAGTGGTGCCAGGTGAAGCTCTCGAATGCGACGGCCGGGGGAGTGGGGCTCTTCCGGAACGTGGAGCTCTTCTATATCCCGCGCGGTGATTTCCGCGGAGCGAGGGCGGCCTGATGGCCTCAAGGCACGCGCAGCAGCGCCTGCGCACGATCGGGAGCCTGACGCTCGAGGGAGAGCAACAGGCGGAGGCGCGGCGCGCAGGAGCCGAGCAGACGCTCCAGGCTGGCGAGCGCCTGCTGGGGACCGGCGCGCAGGTCTCCGGGGATCTCTTCGAGGGGACGGGAGTTTCTGCGGCGGAGGCGCCCTACGTCGGCCGCTATGTCCTAGACGAGGGCGCGGCCCTGCAGTCGCTCAGCAAGCGGCGCCTGCCGGAGCTTCAGGCCGGCATGAAGGACGCGAACGACCTGCTCGACCGGGCGCAGGAGCTCGCTCGGGTCGGGAACACGCAGGGAGCCGAGGAGCTGCGCGCCCAGGCAGAGGGCGCACTCCTGGCGAAGCTGGGAGGCGGCGCGGGCGCCTACGGGTCGCTCGCGAAGAACCTGTTCTCGCTGCAGGGCAATCCCGAGCTCGAGGCGCGCGCGCAGCTGTCCTCCCCGACGGCCCGAACCGTCGGCGGGATGGTCCAAACCGGGCAGGCGCTCACCGACCCGATGTCGGACGAATCCCAGCGGATCCTGGCCGCGATCCAAGGTGCCCCTGTCGCCGCGCTCGAGCAGGGCGGGGCCTCCGCGAAGGAGGCGATCGATCTGGGGCTCGAGTCGAGCCTGCGCAGCCTGAACTCAGGGGCGCGTGGGATCCAGCGCCAGGTGAGGGACCTCGGTGCCTCGAGGGGCGGCGCCGCGCGGCCGTTTCAGGAGATGGCGCTTTCGGGCCGCATGATGGAGCAGATCGAGGGGGCGCGAGCGCAAGCCTACACCAACGCGGCGCAGTCGAAGGCGGAGATCGAGGCGAACATCTCGACGCAGAAGGCCGCCGTTCTCGCCGAGTCCGGTAAGTGGTTCGAGTCATTCCGGCAACAGTACGCGACGAACGCGACCGCGCTTGCGCAGTCGTTCCTTCAGAATCAGGGCGGGATCCGCGAGCAGTTCCAGGGAGCACTCGACAATCTTGCGGCGCTTGGCGCGCAGCTCGGCACGAAGATGAACGATACGGAACTCGCGATCACTGAGATGAGTCACCAGGAAGAAATGATGAAGCAACAGTTTCGGCTGGAGCGCGCTGCGTTTTTCGAGCAGAGCGCTTTCGACATGTTCGTACGGATGCCGTGGAATGAGATCCAGCCGACGACGATCAACCAGAATCTCAACACGGCGAGTCAGACGTTCTCGAACATCATCGGATCGTTCGGCGGCATGCTGGGCGGAGGTGGATGATGGGTGACTTCTTCCAGACCCCGCCGCCCTCGAGACCCTTCTCTGCGATTGGCGGCGGCGGCCGAGTCGATCTCGCAGCCATGCGCGAGCGGCAGCATGATCGCGCGCAGCGGATCCAGTGGGAGGAGCAAGGGGGACCCGCGCTCGCGCAGCAGTACGAAGAGGCGTTCGCGCCGGCCAAGGAAGCCCAGGCCGAGGCCGAGAAGGCCGAGGCGGGGAGCCCCGAGCAGCTCGCCGCGCACGGTCGCTACCTGCAGTCGATCTCGAAGGGCATGCGCACGATGCTGCCGAAGCTGATGGGGCTCAGCGCGGGGGCGAATCCCTATGCACGACAGGCCGCCCAGGCGGGGACGCAGCAGCTCCTGCAGATGTACCAGATGGAGCTGCAGGCCGCTCAACAGGGCCAGGCGTCGAGGAGCGCCGCGCTGCAGGACGAGGTGAGTCGGGAGCAACTGGCGGACATGCGCGAGGCTCGCGCGGAGCGCCGCGACCTGGCCCCGCTGCGCAGG